TCTTGCAGTATAATCAACTTATGCTATACTCCTGAGTACCTAACAAAAGGAATAGCACAATGTTAATGTCCAGTAAGATCGTTAAAAAGTTCATGCCTGAGATCATCCGACATGTCGGTAACATGGGCTACGACACATCTAAGGGTGTGCTCGTTACCGCAGAGAGCCGCATACACCTCACCGTCCACTACGATGGTAAGAACATTGGTATGGGCCAACTCTCACCGTCCGGTATGATGCTAATAATTAAACCTAAGGAGCCAACTCATGGCCTTCACTCGCCAACACTACGTTAAGATCGCTGACATTCTAAAAGATGCCCATAATGCCTACGGCGATACAAATATGTCTAACCCTCACGGTGCGGTAGACCACGTAGCTCGTAGGCTGGCAGACGTATTCGCAGATGATAATCCTCGCTTCGACTACGATAGATTCCACGCCGCTGCTGGTACAAAGAATCACTAAAAATTATCTAAATAAAACCATAGAAACCTCTTGACAAACAGGAGGTTTTTATATATAATCCAGGGTATACTAATTAAGGAATAGCACCAATGAGTATGATCTATTGTTTCGACTGCGATGAGCATGTTGATACCGACTACGACCTTTCACACGAGGACCACGACAACAACATCAACCGAGAGAAGGACCAAGCCTACGAAGCCATGCTGGAAGAAGTATTCTCATCTGATGATGGTGGTGAGTCCGAAGCCATGGGAGACCTGTACGCCTCTCAGTACGAATAAAGCGTAAGAGCATTAAGACCTAGTGATAGGTCTTTTTGTTTTGGTATACTTTACGAAAGTTTAAACAGCGAGTGATCAACGTTGGCTAATCCTGAGAATCTCATAGGTAAAGGCTACAAGCCTGGCCAATCAGGTAATCCTGCTGGTAGACCAAAGGGAACTCGTAGCTGGTCTACGGTCATTCAGAACCTCTTAGATGACCCTGACATGGCTGAGGCTCTATTGCAGAAGAAGCCTGGGTGGTGGGACAAGCTGCCCAATAAGAACATGAGTCACGTTATAGCCATGGCCATGATGGCTAAGGCTGCTAGTGGTGACCATAAAGCTGCTACGTGGCTCACTAAGTCTGGCTTCGGTGACAAGGTAGATGTGACTTCAGGGGGTGAGAAGATCGAGCTTCCTGCGGTATACTTGCCCAATCGTAACAAGGACGACAAGGAATGATAGCTAGATTAGTGTTAGCAGTCGTGGTGGGCGTAGTCGTTATCCTCATCTGCATCTTAGTAGGGGGCTTACTCATGGCCACCAATATCTCACTAGCTGTAGCCGTAGGAGCTTTCTTAAAGGCCTACGCAACTGTCCTGGGCCTCCTGGCCGCCCTGTGGTACTTCTTCGCAGGTGGCTTGAACTGGCCAGTTAAGTAGCTATACTTAAGACTACTTAAGAAGGAATGGCCCTATGAAGCGCCTAATTGTCCCTATTTCAGTAGCAGCAGTTCTAATCGCAGGTGGGGTGGCTATGGCCGCTACTACAGGTAATGACAACGGTCACGGTGACCATGGTTGTCACACTGGTGAGAAGAACAACGATCTCATCATTAACCACCACTGTAAGACTCCTAGCCCCAGCCCGAGCGTACTAGAGTCTAGCTCGCCTAGCCCCAGCGTATCGCCCTCACCAAGTGAAACGCCTGAAGCTACGCCCACGCCTAGCGCTAGCCCGTCACCGAGCGTACAGCTGCCCACAGTCTTGCCCGACACAGGTGGACACGGTACGCTGTAACTGACCCGTTACATAGTCCAACTAGCCCCTCCGGGGGCTTTTTGGTTTGGTATAATTACGGGTAGTAAAAACTCTATTAGAACATAAAGTTAGTGCCAGAAATCGTGGGTTTATACTTTACATTCGTAAGCTAATGTGGGCTACAAGCCTCGGAGGGTAGAACTTGACAGTTTGGAGGCCATTTCCAAAGCAGGAAGTAGCGATCAGCCAGTCTGAGGATGTCTTTGAGATACTTTTCGGTGGCTCCCGTGGTCCTGGCAAGACTGACGCAGGCATGGCGTGGCTATTGTATGACATCGGTAACCCTAACTTCAGAGCACTGGTGATTAGACGTAACGCTGACGATCTCACCGACTGGGTAGATCGAGCGACTAAGATGTACCAACGCTACGGTGCCAAGGTGGCGTACAAGCCTGCTGTGATTACGTTCCCATCGGGAGCAATCATTCGTTGTGGTCATTTAAAGGACGAGCAGGCCTACACTAAGTACCAAGGTCATGAGTACCATCGCATCCTCATCGAAGAGCTGACTCAGATACCGAGTGAGAAGCGCTACCTTCAGCTCATATCAAGCTGCCGAAGCACCAACCCAGAACTCAAGCCCCAAGTGTTCGCCACTACTAACCCTGGTGGAGCGGGACACTCATGGGTGAAGAAGCGCTTCGTTGAGCCAGCTCTACCTGAGACCGTCTTCTTGGGGGCTGACACTGGGCGTAAGCGAGTGTTCATTCCAGCTACTGTAGACGACAACCCAGTGCTTAATCAGACCGACCCTGACTATGTGAAGTTCCTGGATGGTCTCAGAGACACGGATGAACAGCTCTGGAAAGCCTGGCGACACGGCTCTTGGGATGTATGGGCGGGCCAAGCCTTCAGAGAGTTCAGATACGACTTACATGTAGTCACGAATCTAACTTACCCGCTAGACTCCACCCGCAACATCATCAGCTTTGACTGGGGCTATAACCACCACGGAGCTGCTTACTGGACTCAGATATGCCCAGAAGACTCTCAGGGCATCACCAGGCTTATTACGTATCGTGAGCTGTATCAGAACGCCAAGCAGCCTGCTCTGTGGGCTCAAGAGATTCTAGCGCTTACACAAGAGCCAGTAGAGTACATGGTGCTGCCTCATGACTGCTACGCCAACAAGGATGGCAATAGATCAGTAGCTGACGTATTTCGCACAGAGTTCGCTAATAAGATCATCGTTCGCAGGGGTGAGACACTCTCACCAGGCGCTAACATCAGCCGTGTAGCTCTAAGCCATCAAGCTCTCAGTGTCGCCCCTGACGGCAAGCCTTACGCTCAGCTACACGCTAACTGCTCAGCGCTTATTAGAACGCTTCCCAACCTCATCTATGACGAGGTGAGACCAGAGATTATTGATAAGGGAGGATCTCATGATGACGATAACAACGATGACCCATTTGACGCATGGTCACTCGGTCTGTTAACTATATTTGGTAAAGGCGGTGGCGTGGTCACGAGCACCAAGTTACCTGAGAAGAAGGAGGGCTATATCGTAGATGAGCAGGGCAAGTTACAGGGTCTGCATATTGACGTGGGCAAGATTCTTAAAGATAACTCGCAGCAGCGAGATTGGAGGTATAGATGAAAGCAGGATGGTATAAGGGAGCTAGCTACAAAGTTCAGACTTACGATGGGCGTGTCATCGTTAGTTTCTCGATTCCCAACGCTAGCACCGGGCCTAGAGAGTTCTCTAGCGAAGCCAATGACCTAACTGACGCTCTGGTGTGCTACATAGACATGGTGAACTCAGCTCAAGTGAATGAAGTGCCGACCACGGGTTCGGGTTATGCTTACACATCCCCTGTCACTGTTCCTAGCACCTTCTATCCGTTGAGCGCACAGGCGACACAGGCAACGGGAACGATCACATGACCTCTGTGAGCCGGGTGACAGTCTATATGTATGCCAACCTGATACCCACGACTCAGGACAAGGCAGATCCTAGGCCGAACCTACGCTGCATCTCATGTGGCAAGTTGCTAGGTAGAGCTAATGGTCGGATACTGACGATCATGAATGGTCAATCTGGGCAATTAGATGAAGTCCCACCAGGGGTACCAGCCTTTGAGGTGAAGTGTGGTAGTTGTAACAAGGTGATGAGTATAGTATGGCAATCCTTATAGATACCTCTTTGTGGTATCATGCAGAAAAGCCCCGAGGCCCGTGGGCTTTTTCTTTTTTAAGGGAGAAAATTTGGTGGCTGGTAGCAACTGGGAGCAAATTATTAAGCCTTACCTTGACTCAAAGGTGGACGACTTTGCTGACGAAACCGATGTAATCGACCAGCTCCCCTCTCTATCACTCGACATTCCTGATAAGCAGATCGTAAAGAACCTCGAGGCTCGCATTGAGGACGCTACTAACTACTGGAACAACCCCAAGGGCTTTGACCTCAAGACTAGTCGCCAGAAGAACATCAAGTTCTACCTAGGGCGACAGATTGATGAGGGTCAGCTCTACCGCTTTCAGATCCCCTATGTTGAGAACGAGATCTTTGTGGCCACTGAGACCATGGTGAGCTACCTGACAGCTCAAGAGCCACAACCTGAGGTCTACCCAGCTCAAGACACTGAAGGCTCTAAGATACTCGCTGCTGATCTTGAGAAGGGTCTGGTAGGCCACGGTCAGCGGGCCAATCTACGCACTCTAATGGAGACTGTCGTAAGAGACCTACTTATTAAACGGGTGGGCTTCTTGTACCTCTGGTACGACCCTGATTATGGTTCTAACGGTGAGGTGAGAATCCAAGCATTAGACCCTGAGCATGTGGTAGTAGACAAGAACGCTACTCGTGGTGCTAATCCAGCTTTTATTGCTATCACCATGAAGGACTCAGTTGAAGAGCTGTGCTATAGATTCCCTAAGAAGCGCAAGGATATTCTTGAGAAGATGGGTATTAAGTACGAGACACCTAAACAGATGAGCCAGATAGTCAGTTGGCGACAGGTGTGGATTACTCACTACGACTCGGGAGAGCCTGAAGAGGGGTGTGTGAGCTACCTCAAAGATTTGGTGCTAGCTAAGTACCGTAATCCCAACTGGCTGTACGCTACACCTGAGAAGAACTTCATTGATATGCCCCTTAAGCCCGTAATACCGTTCAACTACATTAACTCTGGCCAGCACTGGATTGATGACACCACCCCGATTGAGCAAGCCTCATGGATTCAGGAGGTCCTCAACAAGCGTGGTCGGCAGATCATGGAGAACGCTGACGCAGCTAACGGCTTCTTGGTCTTGAGCGCTTCAGCCATGAGCTTAGATGACGCTGAGAACCTCACTGGAGATCCTAACCAGAAGATCATTGTTAACGATACAGGTCGCCCAATCTCTGATGATGTGGTAAACATCCAAGGCCGTCAGCTACCTAACTACGTAGTTGAAGATAAGGTTGATCTACGCAATACGCTACACGGCATCATGGGTACGCCCTCTCAGATGCGAGGTGATGACGACAACCTGAGTGAGACTCTTGGCACCAACATCATGATTAAGAACCAAGCTGCTGGCCGCCAGGACTTAATCGTACGAGCGATTGATGCTGGCTTCGATCTTTACTTTAAATACCTAACTCAGATGATGACCGTTCACTATACAAGCAAACATTTCGTGACAGTAAATGCTAACGATGGTGACTTTGACTACATCACACTACACCGAGACCTAATTGATAAGGGGATGGCTATCACCGTTAAGAGTGGAAGTACTCTGCCCTTTGATAAGGCCCGCCAAGAGACCATTGCGCTGAACCTAGCCAAAGAGGGCTTGATTGACCCTCTGAACCTATATAAAGACCT